TTGACACCCGGTTGAAGCGCTTGCCGCTGGCGGCGTAAACGACGCCGAGGTCATCGTTGTAATTAGTTGCGTTGGCGACAGTTACTGTGTAAGGCGTGACAGCCGGAATGCTGGCGGCCTCGAGCTGCGATATCGCAAATTGGCCGGTGGCCGGGGTAAGGCCAAAAAAGATGTCGGAATACAGCAATCCGAGGATCTGGGCGAACTTTGCCTTACCACTGATCTTGCCCTGTCCGCGTGCAATCGCCACAGGGAACTGAAGCTGCCCGTACAGCGGCTTATCCGTCCAATCGAAATCAATCTGGATATCCTGGAGCACACCGAACTGGCGCGGGCCAATCCCGGAGCCAGTCACGTCGGTCCGTTCACCCCAGACCGCCCCCGAGCCGAAGCTCAATTGCATGTCAGATACTCCCTTTCAAAACTCTGTCCTGGGCTTGAACCAGGAGCCGCTTCAGCGTCTCCTTAGCGGCATAGGCGACATTCCAGGCCTGCGTGTCGCGAGCGAGCGCCGAGCCCGGAAAATGGTCCTGCCACCAGCGCTCGATCAGCTGGTCGATCGAAACAGTCCTGCTTTCCGAGGCGGTCGGGCTTTCCGCATTGTCCTTAGGAAAAACCACGCTTCCTTCAGAACCTTCCACGATCATCGGGATACTCCTGCGGGCAGGCTTCATTACAGAGGCAAGATAAACCACGACTTCCGGCGTTTCTCTTTGCTATCACTCGTATCGTTCGGGCGGCGCGGTCAGACGCACAAGATCTCAACCGGAACGATCGCGATCGCCTGGTCGCCGAGCACGCCCTCGTCGGTCTCGACCTTTCCGGAGATGTAGGCGTGCTGCACCATCACGGGCAATCCGAGATTCTGAATGCCGGTCGCCGGCGATGGCGCCAGCGCAGCTTCGAGCGCGTCGAGCAGCGGGTTCAAAAGCATTGCCGGCGCCAAGTACGGATCGCTCGAATGGACGTAGATGTAGAGATCGGCGTAGAGCGTCCACATGATCGGCGTCCCCAGCGCCCTGGTCACTGCACGTCCGCCTTTTTCGCTCATGAACAGCGCCGGCTGCTCGGCCGGAGAAAGATCGGCCCAATGCCGGAGCCTACGGTTCGCGGTGGCGAAGTTCGTCGCACCGGCCGCGAGCGACCAGAGCACGCCATAGATCGCTTCTCGGATGATCATCGGCCGCTCTCACATCGCGGGCGGGCTGTGTCCCGCTCAATCATTGCGATACTACTGCCTCCGCCAGGGCAGCCCGGACACCGGCGCGGACCGCTGGCGCCATATCCTCGAGCGCCGAGCGCAGGAAGGAGCGTTCGGGGAGATCCATGCGGCGATCATACGCGCGTACGCTGATCGTCTTCTCGGCGATCGGCCGACCAAAGGCTTCCCTGATACGCCGCAGGCTGGTCCTGACACTCACCGTTCCAGCAAACCCGTATTCCTGTACCGCGGCATATGGGCTGTCGGTAAAGACACTAGCGGTAATGGCGCCGCCACTCTGATCGACCCGCAGGTCGATGCTCGATTTCAGTGATCCGCTACGGCTTCTGAGCACCTGGCCGCTCAGCTTGTCTTGCTGCACATTGCGTTGGAGGTCGATCCCAAGCTGGGTGATGCTGCGAGCCAGCCCAGAATTGACGGCGTCGGGAAGCGTGCGCAACCGCTCGAGCAACTGCTCGCCGCCGACGAGATAGGCTGTGATCACGCGACCCCGGCGAGCGTCGCCGCTTCGGTTTGGGTCGGCGCCGGCATCAGGAATCCGGTGATCGGCGCAACGATGCGGTACTGTTGGATCAGGGTCTTTATCGAGTCGCTCATATCCTTTTGCGAGTACGACACTGTCTCGCCGCCGCCGATCGCCCTCGCAACCTCGCCGATGCGGCTGCGCTCGCGGTACCGCAGCGCCACGAGCTCGATGCAAGCTTGCGCCAGGTCGGGCGGTGTCACCGCGTAGCCGGCGGTATATTGCAAGGTCACGCATCCCGCCTTTCGCGGCACTACATATCCTCTGATGACGAGCTCCGTCGGCGTAAATAGGTACCCCGCTTGCGTCGCAAAGGTCCTGACGACGGCGACGCCGGGTTGCTGCGCTGGTGGGGAAGCAAGGATCGGCGGAATCGTCAAGCCGTCGACGACAACCAGGCTGACGGCGCTCACCGGGAATGCCGCGAGCTGATATCGCATTTCGCCGGGGCCTAGCGCGCTCCCCACACCATCGCGAATCTCGATCCAATCCTGCGAGGCGATCTGCCTATTCAACCAAGTTTGAATGAATTGGCTGGCTGCGGTGATCAGACGCGTCAACAGCGCGTCGTCGGTAGCCGGAAAGGCGCTCTGCCCGGTCTGCAGCCACGCCTTAACATCGGCGAGCGTCGCTAGATCGCCGAAGTTGGCTCCGGCGGACGCAAAATTGGTCATCACGCGTGTCCCGGCTCGTAATCCGCCGCCGCTGCGATGCCGCCCCAGATACGGGCGACCGGGGTCGCATTTGTGGCGATGTCGTTGAGCGTCGCCATCGCCACCTTTTCACCATAAGCGGCGGCCAGGTTCATGACCAGTACCTTGGCGAGCCCTTCCAGCGACACTGGGACGCCGAGACGTTGGGCCGCGGAAAAGAACGCGCGGTTGATCTCTTGCATCGCGTTGACGACGGGGTCATCGGTACTCATCGTGTCACCATCGGGGCTATGTCCTCGTCCAGCGCCGGCGCAATGGCGCGGTCGTGGACAACATAACCGCCATTGTGGAGCAGATGCACTGCGACCTCGCGCGGGACCCGCACGACCCCATCGAGGTCGTGCGGATACCGCTCGATTCCGTGCCCGACGGCATCCCACACCGGGAAGACGGCCCGTAATGCGATAAGATCAGACACGGAAGTACTCCCTTCAGCCCAAATCAGAAGATCGTCCTCGCGAATTCCGGTTAGCCGTTGGCAATGTTACAGATGACACCCATTGCGAACGGTGCGTATACCGCCAGAACCTCCTCGGCATAGACACCGACTTGGCGCTGGCGCGTGACGATCGGCCATTCGATCTGATAGTAATCCTGCCGGGTCTTGATCTCGGCGACGTTCGGTACCTCGTTCGACTGGTACTGAATCGGCAGGTTCTCGGCCCAGCCGATGATCGTGCCCGGGGGCACGCGCGGGTGGATCCTGATCGGGATTCGAAGCCCACCGTCGATTGCGAAGGGGTTGTAGTAGAACTGGACCACTCCGGAGGCAGTCACCTGGTACTCGCCCGCGCTGCCGTCTGCCGGTGAATCGAAGCGCAGCAACGGCCCCGACGCGTTCGACAGTACCTTGCTGGTGATATTCTTCAACTCTTGAGAGTTGACGTAGAGCACGGTTGGCGATAACTCGAAATTGTCCCACATCCTCTGGAACATCGTGTCGATTTCCACGACCGAGCCGCGGCCCGATGCGCTCAGCGGCGTCCCAGTGCCCGCTGTGCCGGTCGGCATGAAGCTGACATAGGCGTTCGACCCAGGTTTGAGTGCCGTGGTCAACAACCCGTCGTAGGCATAACTGGAGTTGGCCGAATTGTCTCCAGTAATTGCGGTCTGTGACTGGTTGCCGGTGCTGAGCGGAGCATTGACGGCAAGGCTGTTGATCGTCGTGATCGCCTGCAAGGTCTCGGTCCCGGTCGCTATCGAGATATACCAGGCATAGGCAACCGCGCCCTGCATAGCGGCGACGCTACAGAATAGGGTCTGGCCGAGAGTTACGGCCTGGCTCGCCTCCGGGCTGATGTTCGAGGAGCCGCCGGACAGCATATAACTCTTCCCGTCGGCGCCCGTGACGGTCTTCGTGGTGGCGACGCCGTTCAGGATGGTCGAATTCTGGTATCCTTCGAGGGTCAAACCGACGACTTTGACGAAATAGGTTGCCGACGGGAGCGTCGCGCCGCTGCCCGATGCCGACAATGTCGGGGTTGCCGGCGTGCCGAGTGTCAACGAGGCATTGCCGGCGAGCATCGCCATCTCCTCCTTGAGCATCATCTTTTGCAGCAGGCGAAAGGTCATTCGCGCTTGAATATCCTCGAATTGGCGACCGGCGGAAATTGCTTCGAAGGTCGCCGCGTCCTCCTCGCCAATCGTCACATAAGTGGCTGATTTGTTCGAGGTCGAATACGACATTTGGCCCGAGCGCTGGCCTTCTGGTACCCAGCCCATGGCATCGAAACCAGAGCCCATGATTGTATTGACCTGGCGCCAGTTCGTCGCTGAGCCGGTGCCGCCGCCGACGCGCGGCATAACGTTGCGGATCGGAGTTACAAACGGATAGAGGTTTTTGGCAGGTGCTTGAAGGTCATAGGCGAGCAGACCCGTCGCGGTCGAGATCGACTTGGCGAGCGCGTTGTCTGGCTTGGCCAGAGCCCCCTTTAAGAGCTCCAGTGATTCTTGAGTGATCGGATTCATCGAAAAGTCCTCCCGAAAGGGGGGCAACAAAAAGCCCGGCCGAAAGGCTGGGCTCGGCTGCGGCTTCTCGGCTGTTGCGCAAGCGGGCGCCTGCACTGTCGCCGTAAGACGAAGCTCGGCTTCGTCGCGAGGCCGGATGGGGTGTACGTTACGCCAGCAATTGCTCCAGTTTGCCGAGTGCAGTGCTCATCCCGTGCTCAGTGGGTTCGGCGTAGAGATCGCCGACTAGTGCGGGGCGCAGATCAGCGTTCGCCTGTCGCTACGCCCAGCACCCGGATTGGATTGGCATAGCTCGCCTTGATCAGGGTGAGGGTCTGCTCCTCCTTGCTCATTTTGGCAAGTGCGGCTGCTATCGCCTCCGGCGAGAGCGGGCTGTCACTGCCACTTCCGGTGCTACCGCCGTCCTGCTGCTTCGACACCGAAAGGCTGCCTCTGGCGATCGTCAATGGCGGAAGCGGCGTGCGGGCGATGTCGTCGACCCGCTTCGACAGTCGATCGAGCAGCGGCACCATTTCGCCGAGCGCTTTGACTAGTGCTGCCTTTTCGGCCCG